CCTCACAAACCGAAGCCGCCATGGCTATCTTCGCCATGAACGCCGCTGGCTGCCTCTGGGCGCTGTTGCGCTTGCTTTTTGGGCGGGTGAGGGTGGTTGTGGGTTGTTCAGGAGGGCCTATATATATGGAGAATAACGAAACGCAAGAGCCTACATCTTGTCACCAGCGTTGCAGAAAAGCATCTTGAAGTTTTTTCTCAAGACTTCAATACCACGGAAAGCGAAAGAAGAACGGCTAAAGAAAGCCCTGCTTGAAGCGGAAAGGCAGGAGCAATGAAAACGGCGATATATGTCCGGGTTAGCACCGAAGAGCAAGCCAAAGAGGGCTATTCAATCCGGGCACAGATAGATAAACTGAAAAATTACATCCAGATTAAGGATTGGACTTTTTACAAGGTATACGCTGATGAGGGTACCCCTTAATGGCACCCGCGCGCTAAAAAATTTTGCCAACGCATTTGTAGTAAATGTCGATGGTCTGATCATGGCGTCTTCCATAACTGTCTCGCGGCTCGGAAATGGTGATCCGATCCACCAGCGCGATAAGGGCATGGCGATCCAGCGTGGCGATGTCCGTGTGCTGGCGGAGCAGCGCAATGAACTGCGAAGCGTCGGTGCGGTTGGATTCCAAGGTACGCACATCGGTTTCCAAGGCGCGGAGCGTGTCTTTTAATGTGACCTTTTCGGACTCGTATTCCTGCAAAAACCTGCGAAACAGATCGTCAGGCAACTTGCCGGAGACGTTGTCCTCGTACACCTTTTTGATGCGGGTATCGATTTCGGACTGTCGTTTGCGCTGCTTTTGCAGTTCACGCTTCGCGCCGGACAGGCGCTTATCTTCGTCTGCGCACTTTGCTGCCGTGATCTGCCGGATCGCCTTTTCCTCATCATCCAGAAGCAGTTGGATGTGTTTCTGGATGTCCTTCAGCACAAGGTCGGTGATCACTGTCACCGCGATAAAATGTGAGGAGCATGCCTTCGTGCCGTCCGCCCTGTACTTGCCACAACAAAAGTAGTCCCGCTTTGTCGAAGCAATGTGGTGCGCCATCCTGCGACCGCACTCTTGGCAGAAAAACAGCCCGCTGAACAGATGAGGCTCATCGTGTTTCTTGATGATACGCGTCCTGCCTTCGATCACCTTCTGCGCGCTGTCCCAGTCCTTTTTTGAGACGATGCCCTCGTGGGTTCCCTCGACGACGATCCAATCCTCCGGGGGATTTCGCACCTGTTTTTTCGTGCGGTAGGATTGAATCCGCTTGCGGCACTGCACCATATCCCCGGCGTACCGCTGGTTGCGCACCATGGTATTCACCACACTTTTGTCCCATTTGTACATGGGCACAAACTCGCCGCTGGCCGGATCGTGCTGCTTGAAGCGGATGTAGTCGCCCGGCGTCAGAATGCCTTCCTGCGTGAAGGTTTTGGCGATGGTGTGCATGCCATATCCCGTCAGCACCATCTCAAAAATGCGCTTGACGTGGTGTGCCACCTCCGGGTTGATGATCAGCCGGTGCCGGTCGTCGGGGTCGCGGATGTACCCATAGGGCGCGTTTGCCCCCAAGAATTCGCCGCGCCGCGCCTTGGCATGAAGGGACGACTTGATCTTGGTGGAAATATCCTTCGCGTACATATCATTGAGAATATTTTTGAACGGGGCGATGTCGTTGTTGCTATGGATCGAATCGATCCCGTCGTTCAAAGCAATGAACCGCACATTCCGTTCAGGGAAAAATATCTCCGTGTACTGACCGCAAAGGATGTAATTTCTTCCAAGCCGCGAAAGGTCTTTGACGATTACCAAGTTGATCTTGCCGTCCTCGACATCGTCGATCATCCGCTTGAAGGCGGGCCGATTGAAATTTACTCCACTGAACCCGTCGTCAATGTAGACCTCTTCGATGCCCCAACCTTGCTTCTGCACATATTCCGTCAGCATGGCCCGCTGATTTCCGATGCTCATGCTTTCGTTGCTGCTGCCGTCGTCAACCGACAAACGGCAGTACAATCCTGACCTGTATTCTTGCTGTGTCCTCATCACACAACCTCCTTTTTCGAGGCACAACAAGAGCGAATCGGGTCGCTACCATTATACCTCAAACGCCTTGATATAGCAAGTAAAGTCTGCTTTCAGCCGCCTTTTTCTCGCGGCTTTTTCTCGTTCAAAATCCGGCTGACCGCCATATCGTACAGCAACTTGCTGCCGGTCTCCGTGCCTCCGAAATGACTGTTGACCTTGTAGTCTTTGCCGTCGATATTGATAACACTTGCCTTGACAATCGACTCTCTGGGCTTCTGTTTGTCCATAGTGATCTTCCCGGCCATGCATATGCTCGTCAGGGATTGTCCTATGATTCTGCACCGAACGATAATATTTGATAAAAGTGTTGCTTTTTTCAGAGGGACATGCTAAAATAGTGCTAACAATTTTGAGGAGGCCATCAAAGAAATGCTCACTCTCACCACTGCCCAGCTGAAGACGCTGAAGCAAAATAACATTAGCATCGATCCCGACAAAACGAAAGAGCGCACAGAGCAGCTCTGGAAGCCCCAGAAGAACAAGACCAAGAACGATTTCCTGGCGTTCGCAGGCTGTTCCGCGCCCACAGTGCGGCGCGTGTATCAGACTGGCGCGATCCATATCAAGCTGGCCATCGCCTTTGGGCAAGTGCTGAACATTAACCCCTATTACCTGACCGGCGAAGCCAACGAGCCGGGCGAATTCTCCGATGCGCTGTTGTTGCAGCTGTTGGAACAGCACGGCTACAAGCAGCTGGCCGAAGAACTCGCGCCGCCTGCGCCTGCGGAGGAAGAAGTGGTTGTGAAGCCTAAGCGGAAATATACCCGCAAATCGAAGCCGATAATCGAAGAGGAAGCCCCCGCCGCCGAGCCGGAAGCAAAAGCAGAACCGGCCCCAGAGCCTGAGCCTGAAGTCGTAGCGGAACCCGAACCAGAGCCGGAGGTGGCAGCGGAGCCGGAGCCCGTGGCCGAACCCGCCCCCGCGCTTGCCGTCGACATTGACATCCCCGAGGAGGACTTGCAGGCCCTGCTGCACTCGCTGGCGATATTGGCCCGCGCGGGCATCGCGGGCGCGCAAGAGAAGCTGGCGGCGGTGAAGGGCATATTGGTGTCCTGATAATAACAGCAATCGGCCCCGGCGTGACTGCCGGGGCCGATATTTGTACGTAGCTTATGAATTTATTTTATGTCGCATTCAACTTTCAAAGCGTGTTCCAGACGCGCAATCTGTTTATGAAATTGCTCTACACGCTCAAGCAGAAATTGATATGTTTGCACCGCACCCTCTTTGAGTTCGCCGGATTCACCCCGATTGGCGTCAAAGAACTCCTGCGCCATATTCCATGCGTCAACCATACCTTGCCCTGCAACAGTAAAGGCTTGCACAAAATCCATTGCCAGTTTCCTCCCGTTTATTTGATGCCCTATAATATGCGGACAACTGCCGTTATATTCGCCGCCTGCACTCCATATACTGTGTTGACTGGACTTGCACAAAATAAACAACATGGGAGCGTGGCATATGGATCGGGTAGAGTTTGAATATTGCCTTGAGAGAAATTTCGAGGATAAACACGCAAGCTTCAAGCGCATCTTTGGGCGGCGCACTGACGAAGCGTACATGGTGATATCCGAGTATTTCTTCTATCCCGAGGGGAGTTTTCAGCGAATCGGCATCAGGATCGTCGTCAACATGCGCGGCGACTATGGATATCAGTGCAGCCACGGCAGCGGTTATCGGTCGTCCATCAACAACTGCTTTGACAGCGAGGAGATTGCGCTCCATAATGCCCTAGACGAGGCCCTGTCATACTACAAATATGATCCAGAGGATGAGAACAGGGTAGAAAAGTGGGTTCAGAACGACGACTACTATGCCTTGAAAGACGGGAGAAAACGCGCCATTGATTACATTCCAGAAAACACAGAGGAGGTGGAGTAAGCATGGCACGCAGAAAAATCACATGGTGCAAAGTTATTAATGTAGACCATGACAGAAAAGCATTCGATATCACCGGCCCAAAGGATAAAGAAAACTACGCAGCGGCGGTGCGGGCCACTCGCCAGGCGCAGTTAGAGGGCAGAAATGTCGAATTGCTGAATACCGCTTGGTATGGGATTTATGAGGATATTCCCACCTATGATGAGTTGGTAAAGCAATATGAAAAGATAACAGGATATGAGTGGGATGTGTTGGTGGTATAGCGTCGAACATATATCGTCAATATAAATCGGGCATGGGCCGGAAACGATTCGGTGCATGCCTTTTCTTTTATCTGCTCACAAAATTGTTGCTATTCTGTTGGCTGTGTGTTAAAATGGCTGTATCAGTTTTTTGAGGATCAGCATATGGACTTTTGGGATTTTTGCGCGCCGTTTTATGACATTGGCGCGAAAGCGAATGGGCGGACATATCGTGAAATGATCAAAATTGTGCGGGATCTTGTGTCCCAAGGCACTTCCGTGTTGGAAGTGGCGGCGGGCACGGGTACAATCAGCCTTGCGGTGTCCGACAAAGCAAGCCGTGTGCTATGCACTGATTTGAGCGAAAACATGCTCAATGTTGCCCGGCGAAAGGCCACAAAAGCGGGCGCGGTAAATGTCACGGTCGCAAACTTAAGCATCTATAATCTCGGCGAGCCGGATGGCTCATACGACATAGTGATTGCATCGCAAGTGTTGAATCTGCTTGATGAACCCGAAAAAGCGGCGGCAGAACTGCGGCGTGCGGCAAAATCCACAGTGATTATAACAACGCCATACATCAAAAATCTGCGCGGCATTGGAAGGGTCAATATTGGTGTGTTCAAGCTGTTTGGCTTTGCACCGAAATTCACGTTTGACCGCGATGGCTTCGAGCAGTTTCTGCCGACAATTGGTTTTTCTAATTGCGAGTTCACTCATATTGATGGCAAAATCCCGATGGGGATTGCGGTGTGGAGAAAGGCAGAATAAAAACACCGGCCCCGGCGCGCCCAACACCGAAGCCGATATAATATTAGACAGTTCTCAGCAGCAACCCCCGCTGCAGCAGCAACCCGGCTTCACCGTTTCGATGTTATAGGAAGCGATGTAACGATCAAGCCCACCGCCCGGCAGCCATGAGTTCACGATATCCGCACTGTTATCTTTGGGCGTCATTTGGATATTGACAAACCCCGCGCCCTGCAATATTGCCGTGATGGTGTCAACATGCTCCGCGCCGCCGATGCAGCTGGCGATCATTCCGAAATCATCCCGCAAATCCTGTGGAATTTCTGCCAACGCTACTACGTCGGATGTGGAGAGCCTGCCGCCCGGTCTCAGTACCCGGAACATCTCCCGGAAAACCTGCTCCTTGTCTAACGACAGATTGATCACGCAGTTGGAGATAATCGCGTCTACGCTGCCATCGGCCACGGGTAGATGCTCAATTTCGCCCAGCCGGAAATCCACGTTGGTATATCCCATTTCCGCCGCGTTTTTTCTCGCGAGGGCGATCATGTCCGGGGTCATATCCACGCCGATGACGTGCCCTACTTCGCCGACTTGCTTTCTGGCAAGGAAGCAGTCGAAGCCGCCGCCACTGCCGAGATCGAGGACGGTTTCGCCCTCCTTCAGGGCGGCGATGGCGATGGGGTTCCCGCAGCCCAAGCCCATATTGGATGCGGACGGCGCGCCGGATAAATCCCCCTCGTCATAGCCCAGCAGGGCGGCTGTTTCCTGGGGGCCGCCGCAGCTGCACCCGCCGCCGCAACAGGAGGGCTGTGCGCCCTTCGCCACGCCAGCGTATCTTTCCCGGATGAATTGCCTTACTTCTTCGTTGCGGTCTGCCATGCAAAAATCCTCCTCATATTTGTGTGTTATCGAATCGCTCTTTCAGCTTGCGGTAGTAATTCGCCAGGCTCTTGTCGCCACCGTTGTCGAGGAATAGGCAAAACGGCAGGCTGTCGGTTTCCCGGTGCTTGATTACGCAGGCACAGCATTTGCCGTTGTTGGGGCAGGACTTTTTCGGGCAAGCGCACTCTTTTTTAGAACAAGTCATTTGATCGCACCTCCATTGCAAATGCAGTTTTCCTTTGTTGTTGTCACCAAAGCCAGAAAGTCCTTCGATTGTTGCACTTTTTCTTCATCCAGAGAGTAGTACATCCACCGCCCCTCCTTACGCCACAGCACCAAGCCGCAATCGCAGAGGGTTTTCATGTGATGGGAAAGGGTTGGCTGCGTGATGTGAAACCGCTCCAAAATCCTGCAGGCGCACAATTCACCGCAGGAGAGCATATCGACTATCATCAGTCGGTTCGGATCGGATAGGGCCTTAAATATGTTGGCGTTTGCTGCATACTGGTTCATGTCAACCACCGTTCATAGATATTCGTCTATGTTTTATTATATGCTGTAGATAGATATTTGTCAATGCTTTTGGGAGAAAAAACATCGGCCCAGCGCGTCAAACGCCGGAGCCGATATAAACAACACAACTACACCGACCGTGACCAATCCCGATTCATGCGCAGCAACATATTGACCGCCTCCCACACCTGTTTCCCCGCCGGAACGCTGTCCCCAAAGAACCCCGCCGTGCTGCCGTCGCGACTCTCGTAGAAGTGAGACGCAAGCATTATCACAGCCTGCTCCGTGGCATGCGGCATGTCTTGGGCGGCGTATGTGCCAGCGGAAATCTTCTGATAGGACTCGGCGTAGGAAGTGGCGGCAGCGATAAAAGACCGCAACAGGGCATCATCCTGGTCGTGTTCCAAGATCAAATTTGCTTTGACTTTCTCGAACAGCGTCATTAGGCGGCACCCATGGCAAGCACCTGAACCGCCTCCGGCAATATCAATTTGCCATCAACGCGCTGGGTAGCCTTGAATCCCACTTGATCGGTTTCGGTGTACAGCTCGTTGATGCGTTCGAACACGCGCCCCTGCCGGTCGGCGATCCAATAATAGCTGAAATCTCCGAAGGCCATGACTTTCGCGTCGGCGGCGATCTGCGGCATAAAACTGGAGACGTATACAGGGCGGCCCAGGATCGTGTCGGGTGCGCCCATCGCAGGCGACGGCTGCCATAAAAACTGTCCGTTATTATCCTTCAGCTTGCGCAGGGCCTTGATCGTCAAATCGTTGGCGATAAACACGGCCTTGTTGCGATAGGGCGACCGCAGGCTGTGATACAAATCCATCACGGTGTCGAAGGATATGGCCGTCGCGCTGGAAGCGGTGGCCCCGATCTGCGCGCTGCTCAGGAAGCCCGTGGGCTTCTTCACGCCATCGCCGACGATGAACGCCTCCTCTTCGAGGGTGCCCAGCCTGCGCCCGAAATCCTGCGCGAGATAGCTTTCAAGAGGAAAAGCGCTGTCGGCCATGAGTTCCCGCGACACTTTTATGATTGTAGCCAGCTTGAACGCATCCAAGATCACCTGACCAAATTCGTTATCGCTGGTGGGGATAACGGCGGCCTCCTCCACCCAGGCCGCGCTGCCTTTCGCGGCCACGACCGGTATTTTCAGCTCCTTCGTGGAGGTCTGTATAATCCGCGCAAGTGGCCGGATGATGTTATACTCTTCGAGGGATTCGACCAGGGTGCGCTCAAAATCCTGCGGAACGAGATAGCCGCCCAAAGGATCGCTGCCCACGGCGAGAGCGTTATGCACGGCGGGCATGCCGCGCAGGGCGTTCCAGAAATCCTTGCGGTAGTTGTCGCTGGCCCGGCCCGTGCCCGCGCCCGCGCCCGGTTGGCCCACCAGGGCCTTCGTGACCGGCGCGCTCATTTCGCTGTCGAGTTCCCGCCTGCGTTCGAGGAGTTCGATGTCCTTGCCCAGCGCGATCACCTCGGCCTCCATCTTTTCGAAGACGGCCCTGTGCTCGGTGGTGAGCCGGTCATCAGCGTCTTTGTGGGCATCGTAGAACGCCTTGGCCTCCTCCCACTTTGCCGACCGCTGCTGCCTGAGTTCCAATATTGCTGCCATGTAATTTTTCCTCCTGCCACTAAATTTGTATGTTTGTTAATCTGATACACTCAGTTATTTCAGGCTTGGGTTCCGGCGCGGGCCGCTGTGGCATCTTCATCAACAGCGAGTTCATCACCGCCATGCGGGAATACATCACTGGCTGTGACGATGCGGCCACATCCTGTTCCGCATACAAAATATCATCCGCAAAGCCCAGCTGCACCGCCTTCTGCGCGTTGAAGCATGACTCCTCGTTCATGAGCCGGGATATCTCCTCACGGGGCAGGCCTGTTTTCGCCTGGTAGGCGTTGATGATCCCCTCCTTGATTTCATCCAACGTGGCCTTCGCGCGCAGCATTTCGTCAGAATCCCCAATCGCGATGGTCGAGGGATTATGTATGACCATGTACGACACCGGCGACATCAATACCTCGGCCCCGGCCATGGCCACGACCGACGCTGCACTGGCACACATGCCGTTGATCTTCACGGTCACCTTGCCATTGTATTCGCGCAGGGCGGTATATATCTCAGCGGCGGCGAACACGCAGCCGCCCGGCGAATTGATCCAGACTGTGATATCGCCCTCGCCTGCGGCAAGCTCCTCCCGGAAGGCGGCGGGTGTTATCTCATCGCCGAACCATGTGACATCGGAGATCGGGCCATTGAGATATAGTTCCCGGTTGCCGCTGTCGTTTTGAAAACACCAAAAACGATTCATTCTGTATCCCCCATCAATGAATCAATGTCCTGCATCGCGCTGTTCATACGATATCTGTCGCCTCCCGGCGTGGAAATCAGCGGCATATCTTCGAGCCTGCGCACATCATTCTGGCTCAAGAATCCGGCGTTGATCCCAATCATATAGCCCTTCATGCGGCTCTCATACTCCCCGCGCAGCAGGCCGTCGAGGTTGAATTTGATGTAATATTTCTCCTGCTCGGCCTCCGTCAGCAGCGCGATGCACATGGCCTGCTCCAGCCGAACGATCCACGGGCCTATGGTATACTTCACGAATTCTAGCGACTGCTGCTCTATGTTGTTGAAGCTGCTCTTTTCCAGATCGCCGATCATGTGCGGCGGCACCCGGAAGATGCGCGCGATCTCGTTCAGCTGAAATTTCCGGGTCTCAAGGAACTGCGCGTCGTTGGGCGGGACGCTTATGCTTTTGAATGTCATGCCCTCGGCCAGCACAGCTACTTTGCCAGAATTACCTTTGTACAGTGCTTCCCAGGCATCGCGGATTTGTTTCTCGGCGTCGTCGGGCAGTGCGGCGGGGCACTCAAGAATGCCGCCGGGGTTCGCGCTGTTGGCGAAGAAGCCCGCGCCGTATTTTTCGGTGGCGATAGCCAGGCCGATGGGGTTGCGCGCGAGGGCAATCGGCGAGTATCCCACCAGACCGTCGTTGCTCAGGGCGGGGATATGCAGCACTTCATCGTTGCGCAGGGCTACACCGCCGTCCTTCTGGCCGGGTCGGGACTCGTCGCGGTCGCGCCAGTAGGTGTAGTAAACCTGGCCGTCGTCGCCCCGGCCCACGTCCATTTTGTATGGCAGCAGCGGGTACAGGCCGGTAACGCGCCCGCCGCCGTCGCGGAGGATCTGCGCATAGGCATTGCCATGCAACAGCAGATGCGACATCAGGGTTTCCCGGAAGGTGAAAGTGGTCATTTCCGGGTTCGGGGTTAAGTGCAGCAGGCGGTACAGCTTGTGCTCCGGGGCCGGAACCGCGCCGTTGTCAGCATAACGATACACATGCAGGGGTAGCGACGCGATTGTTTCTGATATAACCCTGACACACGCATAAACAGCAGCGGTCTGAAGTGCGGTATGTTCGCTGACATGGGTGCCCGCGCTGCTGGGGCCACTGACGAAAATACTCTGACCGCCGCTGGTGCTGAGACGATTTTCTGCCTTCTGTTTTTTACGTGAAAAGATAGCCATGACTTCCTCCCAATCAATAGTATTCAGTTTGTCCGCCGTTGATGTCAATCACCGCCATGGCATAGCCGCCGCGCTTTTTCTCGTCCCGCATGGCGAGATCGGCGGCCATGATGGCCGCGACCGCACCGTCAATCTTGTCGCTGGCTTTACTTTTGTCCGGCTTGATATTTCCCGCCTCGTCGATTTTGACCACGGCATTGTCGAAGTTCCAACGCAGAACGGGATGGCCGCCGTGGGCGATTTTACCCTTCTGCACTAGCGTAAGGAAATTCTTCGAAGCGGGCGACATCGTTTGATAGCCCTGCCGGTAACCGCTGACCGTGATGCCGTCCTTTTTTAGTCGCTGCGACAGCAACTGCGCGCCCCACTTATCAAAAGCAACGTCTTTGATATCATAAATCTTACTCAGCTCTTTGAGCTTGACTTGCACGAAGTCGTAATCAATAACCGCTCCGTCTGTGACAAACAAATGCCCCTCATGCGCCCAGCGGTCATAGGGCGCGCGGTCCTTGCGGATGCGCTTCTCCATGAACTCGCGCGGAATCCAAAAAAACGGCAGCAGATAGAATTTGTCCTCTTCATCCTCCGGCGGGAAACACAGCACCAGAGCAGTCATATCGTCGGACGATGATAAATCAAGCCCGCCATAGCACCGCTTGCCGTGCAAAAACGAATCATCCAGCTTTTGATTACAGGCATCATATTTATCCATGGGCATCCACCGGCTGTACTGTTTTGTCCACATATTGAGGTTCAGCCGCTTGAAGCTGTTCTCCGCGCTGAGATCGATCCTTGCTTTCTCAAACTCCGCGCGGAAAGCGTCAGGCTCGAAAGTGATCCCGAAGGAGGGGTTCACTTTTCGCCACACAGCTTCCGATTGCCAATCATCGCCCTCGTCCATGTCGAATATGACGGGATAGAACGTAGGATCAATAATATCACCGCGCCTCACCTGATCGGCATACTGGTGCTCCCGCCAGCCGATGGAATTCCTGTCGAAGCCCGCCGTGGTGATGATAAACTGCAAAGGCTGCTCACGGGAAAGCCCGCTGCTGGTGGTCATGACTTTGAAAAAGTCCTCGTTCTTCTGCGCATGCAACTCGTCAAAGATGATCCCGTGGGAGTTCAGGCCGTCCTTGTTGCCGGAGTCCGCGCTGACCACCTGATAAAAACTACCCAGCGGCTTGAATGTCATCGTGCTTGTCGAACGGTTATACTTGATGTTTTCACGCAGATATTCATTCTGCTCCACCATGTGCAGAGCCACATTGAAGACGATCTTAGCCTGCTTTTGATCCATGGCACAGCCGTAGATTTCCCCGCCGTATTCGTGATCGCAGCACAGCAACAACAGTGCGATTGCCGCAGCGAGTTCCGATTTGCCGTTCTTTTTCGGCAGTTCGATATAGGCCCGCTTATACTGACGGCATTCGTCGGACTTCGACACGATCCCGAACAAATCTCTTATTATCTGTTCTTGCCAGTCGATGAGTTCGAAGGGCATGCCCTTCCAGCGGCCTTTGTGGTGTTTCAATCGCTCGACGAAGGCCACGGCGGCATCGGCGAACATGGGCTTGTAGAAATAGCCGGGTGCTATGTTTTTAGGCTTGTAGCCTCTGAGTTTTCGGATGGGTTCCAAGGGCATGCGAGTGTTCCCCCTTTTATGTGATATTCATTTGTATGTGGACAAGCAGGCGGGTATGACTGCGCGCGCAATATTTTGTCCGGGACGGGCCCCTTATTATAATGTATGTATAAAGAGCAATGCAAAAACACCCGCCCCGCGTAGGGACGAGTGCTTCGGAAAGGGTATTCACGCTGGTTTCGCTTTTTCTTTACCGGATTTCTGCTTGCCCTGCAATTCGGGTACGGGCGGCGCGTCGTTCTTCGGGATGTGCGTCTTGCGGTTGCTCTCGGTTCCGTGCGGCTCTTTTGGACTGGGCCGTCTCATGCCTGCTTTGGCCATTTTATCTTATCACCTCTTCAATCATATTATTTGGATCGGCGCGCGCTCTATTCAAGGAAAAAACGGACAGCCCTATCGTAGAAGCCTCAGAATCGCTCGGATTAATTTGTCCAACATCGCAGGCATACAGGAATGCCACTTCACTGTCCAAAATCGCTCTGGCGGCGCGCTGAGGCCCTCGCAGGCGATCCTGCGCAGCGCACCGGCGGCACCGGCCCGACCGGCGAAAAAACAATAGACAATACACATGCAACGTGATATAATAAGTACAACGCCCCGGTGAAGGGGCGCTGTGAAATATGGGCTGTTCTACTCGGCTGCGGCATCTTCGGCGGGGGCTTCGTCAGCGGCGGGCTCTTCCGCAGGCGCTTTCTGCGGGGCCTCGTCGGCGGGTTCGGCGCTTTCGGCGGCGGGGGCCTCTTCCGGGGCCTCCTCGACCAGCGCGGCGGGTTCCTCCGCTTCGGCGGGGGCCGGAGCCGGGGCTTCCTCCTGCAGGGCCGGGGCCTTTTCGGGTGGCCCGTTTAACCACCCGCTGTTCCCCGAGAGCGGCCTAAGCAAAGTCGTGCGCGCCGTTGCGTACTCGCTTCCAATCATGCCAATGTGGAGCATGAAGCAGCGGAATCTGTAGCGGTCGTTGATGCCGGTGGGCTGTGGCGTGGCCGTCACCCGCTTTTTCGTCAGGGCGGTTTTGCAGAGCGCGCAAATGAAAGTGGCCAGAGCGTCGACCAGTTCCGGGTCTGTGGTGTTCAGCCAAGGGAAGCTTATTTTTTCGTCTTCCACTTGGATCGGCAGGGCATTCGCGCCGATGGCCAGCTTGATCAGTTCCTCTTTGGCGGTGATCATTTTGCTCAGGTTGTCGAGCTTCTCCGGGGTGAAGCCGATCAAAGGATACTCTATGACCACCCGGTCAGTGTCGAGGTCTTCCGGCTCGTCGGCCTGTGGCTCCTGCTCGAAGGGCGCGCCCACCACCGCGAAGTGCTTGCTGTGCTCGGTTTTGCCGTCCGGGGCGGGCTTGATGTAAACGCCCCTGTTGTCATGGTCGAAGTAGTACCCGTAGCCTGCGGCCTCGGCTTGCTCCGTCGTGTCGTAGCGCTCTTGGCACAGCAGGGTGCCGCGCGGGGTGATGAGGTAGAAGGTGCGATCGGGCTCCGGCTCGAAGCCGCGCTCGGCCAGTCCGACCAGGATATTTAGGCTGTCGGGGCCGGTGAGCAGGCCGTCTTTGGCGAGGTGATAGTCGCCGATTTCGTATGCGCAGGAAGGGACGCCGAGGTACTTTTGCTTGGTTCCGAGGATTTCGGCCAGGGCCTTTACGAGGGCCTTACGGGTGGTAGGATTGAACTGCTGTTTCATGGTGATTTCTCCTTTGGTTTTGTATTACCCTTTGTGTTGGGCTGTCACCATGATAACTCTAAAATCGAATTAAAGCAAGTCAATTCTGCTCTGATCGCCACCAAAGTTATGGCCCCCAAAGCCTTGATAATCAAGCACTTGTCACAAACAAGCCACCTCGCGATAGGGCACTTTCTTCCCATCCCGCAGCAGGAAAATATCAGCGTCAGCGTTCCAGTGGAGGCTCATTCTTCGGGTAATCACATCGCAATATTTAGGCGCGATCTCGGACATATAGCAAGTGCGGTCTGCCTGTTCACATGCGAGCATGGTCGTGCCGGAGCCGCCAAAAAGATCAAGCACAATCTCCCCGGGATGTGATGAATTCATGATTGCCTTCCCGGGCAAAGCGACGGGCTTCGTGGTCGGGTGCAGGGGCGACGCGCCGGGCCGGTCGAACTGCCACAGGTCGCTCTGCTTGTCGTCGCCCACCGGACACAGCCGCGCCGCGCCCTCCAGCCAGCCGTAGTACAAGGGTTCGTATTGTGTATTGTAATCTTTCCGCGACAGCACGAAACGATCCTTTGCCCATATGATTGTGCTGCTCCAGTAGTAGCCGGTTTCAGACAGCGCGCGATGAATAGTGGGCCACTCCTGCGCAGACATGCAAATATACACAACACAACCCGGCTCCGATGCGGCAGCCATATTCTTGAACGCCGAGTGCAGAAACACATAAAAATCTTCGGGGGACTGTTTGTCATTGGCGATGGTGCGTTGTTTCCATGACGGATGCGCCGCGCCGCCATAATCCACGTTGTAAGGCGGGTCAGTGAACACCATCTTCGCCTTGGCCCCCGCCATCAGCTTCGCGACTTGCGTTGGGTCTGTTGAATCCCCGCATAACAGTCGGTGCTTTCCGATCAGCCAGATATCACCCGGCTGCGTGACCGGGGTTTCGATGGAGTCAGCTTCGGCCTTGCCATCAAAATTGTCCTCCGACAAATTCCCTCGCGACCGCTGGATTTCCTTGTACAGCTTCGCCGTGTCCATCTTCGTGTAGCCGGTCAGGTCGAGATTGAAGCCGCGCTCCTCAAGGCGTTGCAGGATCTCCGCCAGCTTCGGCTTATCCCACGCGCCGGAGATTTTGTTCAGCGCGATGTTCAGGGCCTGTTCGCGCATGTCGTCCATGTCGACGACAACGCAGTCGATTTCATCCCAGCCAAGCTGCTGGAGCACTTTGAACCGCTGGTGCCCGCCGACGATATTGCCGGTGCGCTCATTCCAGACGATGGGTTCAACATAGCCGAATTCGTCGATGGACTGCAGCAGCTTTTCGTACTCCGGGTCGCCGGGCTTGAGGTCTTTGCGCGGATTATAGGCGGCGGGATTCAGCCGGTCTATCGGGATTTTCTCGATTTTCATATCATCCATGGGCCTGGGCCTCCTCGCGTTTTTGCTTGCGCAGCCGCGCTTGGAAAATCTGTATCATCATGTCGGTTTCGGGATTTTCGATTTTGTGCTGGCTATTCCGGCTCACGATATCCCAAATCGGTGCCCAGGTCGACAACACGTGCTTTTGCATCTTGAGCACAGCCTCGGTGAAAGGCGTGATCTCGAAGTTTTCGGCATCGTCCATGCCGACGATGGCCGAAATCGAAAGCTGGTGATTCGCAAGGTGCAAATTGTGCTTCGCGACGGCATAGTCGGCGATCAAATCCTCCGGGATCAACGCCAGGCAGCCCGATGGCTCCAAGTATTTCACGATTCCGGCGTAGATTTCGGCGGGCCGGGGGATGCCCGCGATGGGGTTCGTCATGTGCCGCAGATACTCCGGCGCGTCCGGCGAAGGCCCCTCCGCTTCTCCAGCAAACTCGACTTTTTTCAAGGGCCGGTGGCCCCGGTTGCCCTCTTCGATCCGCTGGGACAAGGGCTTTGGCTTCCTGCCGCTGCCTTTTCTCGCCCCGCCGTGGCCGTTTGCCATGCCCGTCACCCCCGCAATTTCTCTCGCTGCATTCCTATGCGCGCTTTTTCATGTTCTTGCCTGTCCGCGCGACATTTTTCTTGCCCATCCCGGCCCCCGGCCCACCCGCGCGGCCCTCCGAAACGCCAGTGCCCAGGCCGTGAGTGAATATTATCCTGCATAGTCGTGTATAAACAGCTTGGCCTATCATGAATAAAAACCGGAAAAGCTGTATAGTACAGGCAATGTCTGTCCCGAAACCAAGAAAAAGCCCGAAACACTGGCGTTTCGGGGCTTTTCAAGATTTTTGAAAGCGCGCGGCGTACGCGCAAGGGCCTTGCCCGTTGAACGGCAAAAGTTGGGTAAGATGTACCCCCACCCGGCTTTTTAGTAAACTTTTGGCGAAGCGAAGGTGATCTTGGAGTGGCAGGGCTTACAGAGGGCCTGTAGATTCTGGTCGGAGTCATCACCGCCGTCAGCGATGGCGACAATGTGGTGAACTTCGGTGGCGGGGACGAGTTTACCGGCGGCTTCGCAGAGCGCGCAAAGCGGGTGCTTTGACAGATAAACAGCCCGTACTTTACGCCAGCGGCGGCCATAATGGGCGGCGGTCTTGGGATCGCGCTGGGTCTGATATGCCTTGCAGGCAGCGCAATAGCGCTCGAAAGTCCTGCCGGGACAACCGGGGGTAGCGCAGACATTGGGGATGCGGTCGGGCATAAAGGTCAACTCCAATCTGTACAAACTATGAGCATCATCGCATCGCATGAACATGTAACCATATATTTTTTCTTTAGTTTTAGCGTTTCTATCTCCGACACTTATGTATATAAGAAGTGGCAAAATGCTGCTCCTGCCGCTCCATCCGTTGACAGTCAAGGGTTCCCGCTGCTCCTGGACGTTGCAGGGGCCGCTCGGCCAGCGGCGCGCGGGCAGCGGCGGCGGCGCGGATGAAGCATGCATAACGGGCGCGCGCGCCGTATAATATTCACGCCATGCGGATGCCGCGATAGATACGTCGCCGGGTCACGGGTTCGTCCGTGGCGGTCACGCCGGGGACAGCGGACACGTCGGCCTTGAAGCGGCGGTCGCCCACCTGGCCCTTGATGCCGTTCTCCTCGCAGTAGACTTTGTACTCGGCGTAGAGTTCCTTGCGGTAGCTGACGGCAGCGGGCTCCACGGCGCAGCAGTCCATCACGAAGGACAGCACGCTGCTGTTTTCGACTTTGTACTGGCGAAGGTCGGCCTTCGTGCTGTCGGTTTCATTGAACACCCAGTTGCATTCCATCAGCCGCTTGAGGCCCTCGATGGCCCAGGCCAGGATGCCATCGCCCTCCAGCTGGAGCTTGTCGAAGAGCTGCAGATCGCGGATTTCCTCCGGCACCGCCTTGCTGAAGCGAAGAATTATCAGCCTGCGATAGAACGCCTCCGAGCGATCACCGTAGTTACGGAACAGTTCATTGCACGAATATAAGAACCGCGCATAGGGCTTGAAGCTGAAGAGGTCTTTGTGTTTTCGTTCGCCGGTGATGTAGTCCTCGCCGGTGACGGCCTTGAACATGCCTGCATCTTCGAGGTGTTTATCAGATAGGTCGGCGTATATATTCGCCATCTTGCCAAACAACTCGGCGGGCTGGAAGCGGTCGGACAGATTCTGCATGGGGATGTTGGAGCAGTTTTCCGCGCCCAGTAGGATGTCCTGCAGGGTTTGCAGTATCTTTGACTTGCCCACGTTGGGCAGGCCGCAGAGGATAAAGCTCTTCTGGGCGCGGGTCACAGGCACTAGGAAGTAGCCGAAGATCTCCTGCAGCAAATTGACTTCAGGCGCGTCGAGCACACTATGCAAAAACTCCATCCAGCGCGGGCATTTCGCCTCCGGGTCGTAGTTCGCCTTGATCTGCACGGTTGAGGGATAGCTTGGGTCGTGCGGCTTCAACTGGTTCTCAAGCACATAGTAGAGGCCGTTCTGGCAGTTGATCACGAATTGATTCGGGTTGATCTCGCGCACCGGCTTGCGGATCAGCAGCTGCCACTGGAACTCCGCATCGTTGATCTGGCTCGTCAAACGCTCACGCATCTTCATTTTATTCAGAACGAACGCCTTCGCATCCTTGTCAGCCTGCGCGGTATATACGCCGCCCTCGTAGAAGTAATACTGCTCGGTGCAATAAAACGCATGTTTATGTTTGGAGAGGTGATCGGCCAGCACGCCGGGCATGAAGCGCAGCCCGCCGGTCTTGCCGCGCTCGTACCACGGCTCCAGATCGCCCGGCGCACGCTCCTGGTGCGGCGCGCTGGCCTCGCTGAAGAGTTTGTTTGCCTCGCGATAGTCTGTGCAAAGCCTGCGGGCATCATCGTTTTTTAGGCCGAAGTGATCTTTGACATCGTATTTGATGAAGGTTTCAGCCAAGCCCACATCCTGATTGTACAAATAATCGTTGACGAACTGCTGTGCCTTCTGGAAGTCGGCGGCGGCATCGCGGCGGGTCTTTTGCCCGGCGAGGGCCTTCTTCAACTCCGGCAGGGGCAGCGGCTTGAAGGCCAGCGCGGCGGGCGACCGGCACGTGCAACTGCCGTTCTTCATCTTCGGGCATTTGAAGCCACGTTCGGCGATTTTGGCACAGGTCATCGGCTTCGTGCCCGACTTGTGGAAGTGGTCAATCTTCGCTTGTGTCTGCTCAGGGGAATAGCGCGGGTACGGCTTCGAAAGCTTATGTACCACGTCATTGCCGCCTTCAAAGACCGCCAGATTCGTGATCATGGCATACCAGTCCGGCTCCTTGAGCGTCTTGGCGTTCTTCTTGCAGTGCTGTATAAAAGAACACGCGCGGCCCACCAGCACCAGGCCCTTCTGCGTCCCGCGATCACGAACAGGGCTATCAGGTGCAGCGGACATACCGGCCCGGTTCTCCTCTGGGAGATCCGGCAGCACCGTCTCCAACTGCTCCTGCGTGTAGCGCTTTTCCGGGCTAAACTTGATGCATTCCACCAGCAGCGGCTCTTCCTTGCAGTGGTAGTACCCCGGCAAGCGGAACACCCGCGACTCGTTCACGCAGGCGGGATCGGCGTTAAAATGCGCGATCAACTTCTTTTGTATGTGCCGGAAACGCGAAACCTCCGCATGCTGCATCAGCCAATAACAATGTAGACTCTTGCGCGTTTTGACAATCAACGACGGTTCCAGAGGAAAGTCCCATACCCGCTTCAGTTGCTCTTCGAGGGGGACATCGTCCATCTCACAAAAATGCGCGTTGATTCTATTGATCGCGCTGTCCTCATGTCCACCGTGGTTCACCACAAAATATATCCCGCGCCCCTTCTCATTGTGAGCCTTGAGGTTGTCGGTGATATCAGTAATGTGCTCAAGGATGCTCTCCGTTTTCATCCCGGCGAAGGCGCTGTCGGGCCGGTCGGAGAACACCCGCAGGCGCACCTTCTCCTCCAAGTCGAAGAAGGGCCGGAGGAACTCCTCGGTCGGCACGTTGATGCCCGATAATGAATATTCTTGCATAAAACACCCCACATCATAGTATTCGCCTGGGCCTGCCCCGGCGACAGCGGCGGCGAAAGCTGCGCCGGATATACCCTGTTTTTCACTGTTTATGGGCCTGATTTCATTGTTTCAGGCGCGTTGCGCATAGGAAAAACACCCCCTGTCAATGCATGTCTGTATATGACTATGCTTGGCAAGGGGTGTTGATATATTGTCCAATGGGGCGGGACAAGCGGAAATTTGGCGGGTTTGGAGCAGAAGGCGGAGCGGCGGGTAGACAATAGGCTACAATTCCTTCAATTCCCCGAACCGCCGCCCGGCAGCGGCTTCAGCCACAATGGGCACGGAAAGTACGTCAAATGGGCGCTGTTCCATACAACATTTTATGAAAACAGCGGCTTCTTTGAGCCTGTTTTCCGGGATTTCAAACACCAATTCATCGTGAATTTGTAACAGCGGACAAAGCCATGGGCGCTCCGGCAGGCCCCGGATAACCCGTCCGAGGGCCAATTTCAGGATATCTGCCGCCGTGCCCTGGATGGGTGTGTTCATCGCCACGCGCTGGGCGAAGGACTTTTTGCTCCAGTCGGACGAGGTGATATCCGGCAGATTGCGGCGGCGGCCCAGCCATGTTTCGGTGTATTTGCGGAAGCCCGCGCGCGTTTTCACTTCATCCTGCCAGCGCACCAGATTGGGATAACCGCGCTTCAGGTTTGCGATGATGCGCTCACATTCGGCGAGATCGACATCCAGCCCGGCCTTGAACTTCAGTGTCCGTTGCAGGCCCTTCGGAAACAGCCCAAAAAAAGTACCGAAGTTGCAGTTCTTGGCAATCGTCCTTCTTTCCTTATATAAAGGACATGTTTTGTCGGCGGCTTCCTCCAGCGGGATTTTATATATAACCGCCGTTGTCAGTGCGTGGATATCCCCGCCTGTCTGGTAGGTCTCCAGCATCTTTTCGTCCTTGCAGTAAAAGGCTCCCACGCGCAGTTCGATCTGGCTGAAGTCCAGCGACAGCAGGAGTTTCCCCTCCGGGGCTGTAATAAAGTTACGTACAGCAATATCCCCGTCACCCGCGCGGGGCATGTTCTGGCAATTGGGTGATCTCGAGGCAAACCGCCCGGTCTCGGTTGCCAGGGGCAGCATATCCGGGTGCAGGCGGCCCGTTGCGCTGTTGATAAACCGCTGATATCCGTCTATATAGGTCGACTTCATCTTCCCCACGCGCCTATATTCCTGCACCAAGTCGAACAACGGCACCAATTCATCACGGTTCTCCGCGCACCACTCCTTGAGTAATATAATGGCCTCATCGTCGAGGGCATCGTTCTCTTTTTTGGTTTGTTTCACTTTCGGCAGGCCCAGCCGGTCGAAGAGATACCGCTTGAAGGCGGCGGTGCTGGCGTTCGCCCCGATGGGGATATCCCCGATGATGAAGGCGATCTCCCGGCGCAGCTGCTCCAGCCGGATTTCGGCCTCGGTGCCTTTCTTCGCCATCAGCGCGCGGTCGACGGGCAGTCCGTTGTAGCGCATAATCCCTACATAAACCGCCGTGGGGGATTCGACCTTCTCCACAATAAATCGGTGTTTGGGCAGAAAGCGGTCAAACCAGCCGTTGAGCAGATGATATACCCGCAGGGTGTAATCGGCATCGGCGCAGGCGTAGCGAACGGTCGTGGGATCGGCGGGATCGATTTCATCGAAATGACGATCACCCACTGTGTCGCTATATGATGGCAGATCCACTTCGAAGAAATCCTTCGCCAGGGTTTTCAGGCCGCAGTCGGATAGCTGCCGAAATTCCTTCTCGCCTTTGTATATCAACTGCGCCGCCGCGATGGTGTCATAGACCGGCTCCTGCAGCACGATCCCGCGCGCGTACAGGAAGGCCGACTCGAAGGCGAGGTTGTGGGCGATCTTTGTGACGGCGAGATTGGTGAACACGGCCTCCGTCAGCCACTGCCAGATCGCAGGCTGATCGGCGGCGTTCTGCCCGGCCCGGTGGGCCAGCAGGAGGTATACTCCGCTGCCCTCAGCAACGGAGAAGCTGATGCCGGTGATTTGGGCCTTGTGGGCATCAAGGGCGGCTTTTTCCTCGGTGCGGTACTGCTCGGAAGGCGAGGTTTCGAAGTCGAAGGCGATGGCGGTGGCTCCCAACAGGTATTCCTGTAAGGCTGCCAGTGTGTAAATAGGCTTATAATCCAAAATAAATCCCCCTGTTCATGCATGGTACAACCATTCTATGCATGGACAGGGGAAATTTTATGTTGTCCGACAAATATGTTCATCCAAAAAAGGACATATAATGGACTGTGGATTGCCCGGCGGGCGGTCACACCATTACTTTTGGGAGGAAAAGCGGATGAGTATTTGGGGTTATGTGAGGGTATCCGGGGCCGATCAGAACGAGGCCCGTCAGATGATTGCGATGGAAGAGCGGGGTGTGCCGTCCAAAAACGTCTTTATGGATAAACAGTCCGGGAAGGATTTCAACCGGGATGCGTACCGGCAGTTGGTGCGGCGGTTGCGCAAGGACGATGTGTTATACATAAAATCCATAGACAGGCTGGGTCGAAATTACGAAGAAATCCTACAGCAGTGGCGCGTTCTGACAAAAGATAAAGGCATTGATATTGTCGTGATTGATATGCCCCTGCTCGACACGCGCCGGGATAAAGATCTGCTGGGCACACTCATCAGCGATATCGTGCTCCAGTTACTCAGCTATGTAGCCCAGAGCGAACGCGAAACCATCAAGCAGCGGCAGGCGGAGGGGATCGCCGCCGCGAAGGCGCGCGGGGTGCGCTTTGGACGGCCCGATTTGCCCGTGCCGGATAACTTCGGCGAACTGGTGCGGCAATGGGAGCGCGGGAAGATGCCGTTGGCTGAAGTCCTTGCACAGAGCGGTTTAGGGCGGTCGACGTTTTACACACGGTTGAATGAATACCGGCTGTTGAAGGGACAAGGCAAGCCGCGCGGCGTCCAATAAGGTATACTTTTTTGGACTTTAACAATGCTCCTATTTTACCATAAAAAAGCCTTGCTTGCAAGCGTTATTTCAAAAAATATCCTCGAAATCCCGTGATTCGGTGGCCTGCCTGATCTGCAGGGACATTTCCAAAAAAGTATACCATTCTGGAAAGTCCGGGTCGCAGGGGGAAATCCATGGAGTTGTTCAGCCTTACCAAGCCACAGAAATCCATATGGAACATGGAGCAGTTCTGCGGCGGGAGCGTCGCGAATATCACCGGCTCGCTGTTATTTGAAGCGCCTGTCGACGTGCAGGCGCTTCGCGGCGCATTGAACAAAACCTTGGAGCAGTGTGACTCCCTTCGCCTGCGTATCCAGTTGCAGGACGGCACACCCACGCAATATATTCATTCCTTCGCGCCCTGCGAGTTTGAAGTGCTGGATTTTGCCGATCAATCAGCTTTTGATATGTGGATCACGGCTCTGGCGCGGACTCCCTTCGAGCTTGAGCACAGACTTTATAAGCTATTTATCTTCACAATAGGAGCGCAAACCGGCGTGGTTCTTCATCTTCACCATTTGACCGCAGATGCTTGGACGCTGAACTTACTGGCAAACACTATCATGCAAAACCTGAAAGGCGAAGTGACTCAGCGGGAAAGCTACACGGAATATCTGGCGGAGGAGCAGGCGTATGAGAACTCCCGCCGCCGCGCGAAAGACAAAGAATATTTCATATCTTGCTTTGAAAAGTGTAGTGAGCCGGTGTACCTGAGCGACAAACAGGCCGCTACCGCCGAGGCCAACCGTCTAAGCATCACCATTGATAAAATGGCCTCACAGAGCATACAGGCGTTCTGCGATAGCAATGACATTTCGCCTTACGCGCTTTTCATGAACGCTCTGGCAACATATCTGTATCGCGTCAAAGGCGCGCAAGCCATGTTTGTCGGAACCACTGTGTTAAACCGCGCCGGGCATCAGGCAAAGAATACGCCGGGGCTGTTTATCAACACAGTGCCGGTGCTGATGCATATCGACGAAAGCGCCAGTGTCCTTGAAAATCTGCACCAAAACACCGAGGCCCTCTCCGGCGTATTCCGGCATCAGAAATACCAATACAACGATCTGCTGCATGATATTAGAGAGCAATACGGCGCGATCGATAGGCTGTTTGATGTGATGTTGAATTACCAAAACGCCACGCTGGACGATGGTGGTATGACAGCGCGGTGGCATTTCTGTGGTTGTCAGGGGGAGAGCCTGAACATCCATATCAATGATCGGCAACGCGAGGGGCTGTTTCACATTGATTATGACTACCAGACAGAGCTGTTCTCAGCGCAGGAGATTGAGCGGCTCCATGGGCACATGATGAATCTGATTACAGACATCATCAAGCACCCCGAGAAAAAGCCGCAGGAAGTGAAGCTACTGTCGGATGCGGAGTATCGCCGGGTTGTGCTTGAGTTCAACGATACTGCCGTGGCATACCCAAGTGATAAATGCATACATCAGTTGTTTGAAGAGCAGGCTGAAAAAACACCGGACGCGATTGCTGTCGTGTTCGAGGGCAGGGAATACGCCTACCGGCAGATCAACGACATGGCGAATTCGCTTGCGCAGGCTTTGCGGGAGAGGGGGATCGGCAGGAATGACATTGTTGCCATCATCGCAAAACGCAGCTATAAAATCATCGTTGCTCAATTCGCTGTATTGAAGGCGGGTGGCGCGTATTTACCGATTGATCCAAGCTATCCAGTGGATAGGATCAAGTACATGCTCAGTGACGCGAAATGTAAACTTGCGCTTATTCTCGAAGCGCAAGTTGATGGTATGGATGTTATTGTTCTGGAAAATGAGGATGTGTTCACGGGCGTTGTTGATGCTGTTGGTAATATAAACGCCACAGATGATTTGTGCTATGTGATTTACACGAGCGGCTCGACGGGCCTGCCGAAGGGCACGATGCTGACGCACAGAAGCGTAGGGAATTACTGCCATAATAATAATAATAATGTGGTGCATCGTATCATCTCAGAGGACATGCGTTCTATCGTATCAGTCACAACCATAGGCTTTGATATTTTTGTGACCGAGAGCCTGCTCCCGCTGGTCAACGGCATGACCGTGATTTTTGCGAATGAACAGCAGGCCAATATGCAAAGCGCGCTGAACGATTTAGTCCTGAAAACCAAAGCGGATGTGCTGCAAACGACACCATCAAAAATGCAGATGCTAATGTTGGATGATTCCAAGACTGAGTATCTCAGCGTTATCAAAGCATTCATTCTGGGCGGCGAGGCACTTGAGACGGCTGTGGTTGACCGACTGCGAATGTTTACAGATGCAAGAATTTTCAACATATACGGGCCGACGGAAACTACCGTGTGGTCGTCGAATTCGAGTATTACCTCTGCTGATATTACTATCGGCAAGCCCATAGCCAACACGCAGATTTATATTCTGGATAAACACCTCCAGCCGCTCCCTGTTGGCGTGGCGGGTGAACTATGTATATCCGGCGATGGCGTAGGGCGCGGTTACCTCAACCGCCCGGAACTGACCGCCGAGAAATTTATCCCGAATCCTTTTCTGCCTGAGAGGCTGATGTACAGAACAGGCGACCTCGCCAAGTGGCGCGATGATGGCAATATCGAATACATAGGCCGTATGGATCACCAGGTGAAAATCCGGGGTCTGCGCATCGAACTTGGCGAAATTGAGGCCGCCATTGCCGTCTGCCCCGGCGTTAAACAAATTGCTGCGGTGGTAAAAACCGATGAAGCCGGGCGGCAGTATATCTGTGCCTATTATGTCGGCGAGGCCGTAGACGCGAAAGCGGTCAGGGTGCAGTTGGTAAAACGCCTGCCGCAGTATATGGTGCCACATTTCTTCATCCCCATGGAGCGCTTCCCCGCCACGCCCAGTGGCAAAACCGACCGCAAGGCGTTTCCCACGCCGGATTTCACGCAATCCCATTCCGACACGGATTTTATTGCGCCTGAAACGGAAAGGGAAAAAGCACTAGTGGGAGTGGTAGAAGCTGTACTGGGTATGTCACCAGTCGGAATGAATGACGATTTCTTCGACCTAGGCGGCGATAGCCTGAAGGCCATTGAGTTTGTTGCTAAAGCACATAACGCCGGGATATGCTTCGCGCTGCAAAATGTGTTTGATTACCCCACCCCTGCCGCGCTGCTGTCTTATCTGGACGACGGGGATAAATCGGCGGTCAATTACACGGCGGCAGACTTTGAAAAGTTCAATGATCTCTTACAGCAAAACCAGATCGACAAGGCTCTTTTGCCGGTCGAGACGGATATGGGGAACCTGTTCCTTACAGGCGCGACCGGCTTCTTGGGAGCGCATATCTTAGATGCCTATTTGCGGAGCGGCACAGGGACGGCATATTGCCTGGTGCGCGGAAGTGGCGATGGCGATGCGCAGCAAAGGCTTGACGATGTATTGAAGCATTACTTCGGCGGTGCTTACGCAGATAGTGACAGGGTCATTGCTGTTTGCGGCGATATAACTAGCACGATGGCGGTCAATGCGGATATTCGTACTGTTATCCACAGTGCGGCGACAGTCAAGCATTACGGATCGTATAAATACTTCTATGACATGAACGTGGTTGGGACAAAAAATGTAATTGACTTCACAAAGAGCAAAGGAGCCAATCTTGTATACATCTCAACAATTAGCGTGTCCGGCGATGGTTTTGTGGATGATTTCAGCGGCCACCGATTCAAAGACAGGAGAATATTTAGCGAGCAGCACCTGTTTATTGATCAGCCGTTTGACAACGTATACGCCAGAAGCAAATTCGAGGCCGAGGTCGAAGTCCTAAATGCCATGCTGGAGGGACTGCGGGCCAATATCGTGCGTGTCGGCAATTTGACAAATCGACACAGCGATGCCGGATTTCAGATTAACTATGAAGAAAACGCCTTTGTAAAGCGCGTGAAGGCTGTGTTAGAATTCGGATTATTCCCGGATTATCTTTTAACTTACAGGGCCGAGTTTTCCCCTATTGATTATACAGCAGACGCTGTAATCAAAATAGCACGGCATTTCAGTGATCGCTACAGCGTGTTTCATGTCAACAGCCATAAGCCGCTGTTCTTTGATAAAATGCTCGGATTGCTCAAGACGCTGAACATAGATATGAAACTGGTCGATGCATCCATATTTACAAAAGCTCTGTTGGAGGCCGCGAGGCAGGCAGGGACGGAGTACATCTACGAGGCGTTGATGAACGACATGGATAGCGACAACAGGCTTGCCTATGACAGCAACATCAGCATCGAAAATACTTTTACGGTTTGGTATCTAAATAGGCTGGGCTTTGAATGGCCGAATATTGACATTGAGTATCTAGCGCAATATATTGACTATTTCCGCAGCATTGGATATTTGGAGGTATAGCAGTGAAGAACAAGCCCTATCCGTATTACACTGTAGGACAGGCAAGCAATCTCAAAGAACTATTGGATCAGGCCGCCGTGAAATATGGCAACGCCCCTGCGTTCACATATGAGCGGAGGAAGGAGCAGGTCAGCGTCAACTACATCCAATTCAAGGCCGACGTTGAAGCGTTGGAGGCCGCTCTTTGGGATATGGGCCTGCAAAGCGCTACCGTGGCTGTAATCGGCGAGAATTCCTACGAGTGGATTGTAACCTATTTTGCGGTCGTAAACGGCGGTGGCGTCATTGTACCGCTCGACAAGGAATTGACTGCCGAAGAAGCGCAGAAGCTCATCGCGGCTTCCGGGGCGCGGGTGTTTGTGCATTCCAATGATTTTTCGGACATCGCGGTATTTCTGCAAAGCGGTCAGTCTTATGCCGGTCAGTGCATCAATATGCGCGAATTGCCTGCGCTGCTAGAACAAGGCAGCGCCCTCCTACAAAGCGGCGCGACGGAATATCTGCGCTATGAAATCGACAACAACGCACTTGCCGCTGTCCTATATACCTCGGGCACAACAGGCGCGTCCAAAGGCGTGATGCTTTCACATCAGAGTATCACCGCAGACGTTGTAGCGACTTGTGAAAATTGCTTTACTACGGACATCAGCCTGTTTGTTCTGCCCTTGCATCATTCTTTTGCGCTCACCGCCGGGGTTCTTTGTATGTTACATCATGGATGCAATATTGTTATCAACAAGAGCCTAAAAACTGTTACAGATGATCTCAAAAAATATAAACCTAGCAATATTATGTTGGTGCCCTTATTCGTTGAAACATTCCACAAAAGGATTTGGGATAATGCTGAAAAATCCGGAAAAGCGGGACTGTTGAGACTGCTAATCAAGATTAGCAATGCTTTGTTAGCAATTGGAATTGACGTTAGGACAAGATTCTTTAAGTCTGTGCAAGCAGTTTTCGGCGGACAAAATGATATGGTTGTTACTGGCGGGGCACCGATAGACAGCAAATATATTAAGGGGTTCAGAGATTTTGGCATTAATGTTTTGAATGGTTACGGCATCACAGAATGCTCACCAATCGTATCTGTCAACCGCAACCGTTATTTTCGAGATGGCAGCGTTGGACAAGTGATTCCTGGCTGTGAAGTAAAAATCTTGGACGCTGACGAGAGCGGCGTTGGCGAAATTTGTGTCCGAGGCGAGAATGTCATGCTTGGCTATTTTAATGATGACGCTGCTACCCGCGAGGCATTTGACGGCGAGTGGTTCAAAACAGGCGATATAGGCTACCTTGATGCTGATGGTTTCCTGTTTATCACGGGCCGGAAAAAGAATCTCATTATCCTAAGCAACGGTAAAAATGTAAGTCCTGAAGAACTAGAAATAGCACTGTTGGGCCATATCCAATATGTTCAGGAAGCCATCATTTATGCCGAAAACGACAGCATTGTTGCGGAAGTATTTTTAGACCCGGAATGCGAACCCGGCTGTGCCGCGCGACTGGAACAGGATATTGATGCCCTGAATCAGACGCTGGCGATTTATAAAAACATCGGTAAAACCGTGATCCGGGACACAGAATTTCCGAAAACCACTACAAAAAAAATCAAGCGCAAATATAACACCGAGGGGGAAACAGTACATGCTTGAGCAACTGCAAGAAATCGTCCAGCGATTCACCGGCGATACCAATCTCGTCTTGGAAGGTAGCACTGTCCTGCGCACGGACTTGGGCCTGAACTCCTACGAGCTGGTGGAATTGGTGTGCAAGGTCGAAGATGCGTTTGACGTGGAAATCCCAGATCGAGCCATCAAGAATTTAAAGACCGTACAGCATGTGCTAGAATATATCGAAGCGAATGGGTAATGTCCATCTCTATCTCTTTGACCAATATGAGGCCCTGCCGGACAGCTTTGTTGATGATCATCTGCATCTGCTGCCCCCGTCCCGGCAGGAGCAGTGCGCCCGGTACCGTCAGCCGATAGACCAGGCGAACTGTGTTCTGGCTTATCTTCTGTTGGCTCAGGGCCTGCGGGAGCAATATGACATTGCCGAGCCCAGCGACTTTGCCCATGGCGATAACGGCAAGCCCTATCTGAAAGAGTACCCTCACATCTCCTTCAACATCAGCCATTGCAAGCACGGCGTGGTTTGTGCCATTGCTGATTTCGAGGTAGGCGTAGACATACAGGATATCCGGCCATATGATCCGGCGATGGCACGGCGGGTTTGTACAGCGGAGGAATTGAGGCAACTGGCAGCTTCGGACGATCCAGCGCGCTTCTTTTACAAGCTATGGATAGCGAAGGAAAGTTATGCCAAAATGCTGGGGTGTAGCATAGCGGATGTGCTGAAACAGGACGTTCCATTTGAAGGTGTATTTAGCATGGAATCCAATCTCTACTGTTTAGCGTTACGCTGTAATAGAGAGAGTTTTATTGTACGAATGGGAGATAGCAATATGTCGAACAGCAAACAAAAACACCCCTTCACGCAAGCAGACGAGATTGCGCAGGATGAAAAGCGCCAGCCTGATAATGTGTTTTTCTATACCACTGGCGGCACCACCTTCGAGATCGAAGAATACTTTGACGGCACACAGACCTATAACGACATCGTGCGCAACGCCATTCGTCGAGAATTTGAGGATTGACCAGAACCCCAAAATGCAGCTTGCCATTGGCCCGTTTTCGATGTATAATGGACGGGAAGCGGCAGGCTCTTTTTTGTGTCATGGAAAGGGAAGATATTGAAAAAAGCAAAGCAAGAACATGCCGCCCTATATCTGCGTTTGTCGCGCGACGACGGCGGCGACGCCGAAAGCAACAGCATCCAAACCCAGCGCATGATGCTACAGCGCTATGCCCGTGAGAATGGCTTTGAGCACTGCAGCGAATATGTCGACGACGGGTGGTCGGGCATTAGCTTCGAACGGCCCCAATTTAAACGCCTGATTGAGGACATCGAAGAGGGTCGTGTCACGGCTGTTATCTGCAAAGACCTTTCGCGCCTTGGGCGAAACAATGCCATGGTGGCCTATTTTACTGAGATTATGTTTCCTAGCCGCGACATCAGATTCATTGCTATAAATGACGGCATAGATTCGGCCACCGGCGATAATGAAATTATGGCGTTTAAATCAATCATAAACGAGTGGTATGCCCGCGATATCAGCAAAAAAATCAGATCATCGAAGCATACGCGCGCTCTGGCGGGTGAGTTTTCGGGCCATTTGGCTCCGCTGGGCTATCGAAAAGACCCAAATGATAAACACCACCTGCTCGTCGAGGAGGAAGGCGCTAGAATTGTGCGCTACATCTTTAAAATGGCTGTACAGGGGTTGAGCACTACACAGATAGCAGAGCGTCTTAATAGTGAGAGTATCATTACGCCGCGCGAGCATTTTAATGGGCGTGGTGGGGTTTTATATCAGCAAACTCAGCCAAAGCATCCTCCTCAATGGACAACTTCGACAATACGAAACATTCTAAGAAATCGCACATATTTGGGAAGCGTCGTGAATGGACGCAGTACGACAAAATCGTTTAAGGATCGGAAGCGCGTTAGCGTCCCGCCAGAAGATCACATTGTTATTCCGAATATGCACCCGCCACTGGTTACAGAAGAAGATTTTGATATAGCCCAGCGCGTTATTCGAATAAAGCAGCGCACCAATTTGCGGCAGTGGGACAATGTTTTTCAGGGCCTACTGAAATGTGCCGACTGCGGCTGTAATCTTTCTTATACTTACGCCCCGCGCGTTAGTTTTGGCGGCTATTATATGTGTAATCGTTATCGTTACCGCCCCGGTTCTGATAGCGCGCTATGTACTAACCACTATACACCAGTCAATACCCTGACAGATGCGGTGCTGCATGAAATCCGCCGCCAGGCTATTGCCGCGAAAGCCAAGGAGGGCGATCTTCGGGCCTATGCCGAGAAAACATGTGAGTCTGAAGCCTCGAAAGCCCTCGTGGCCGCCCAACGCAAGATGCAGCGCACACAAAGACGCCGTGACGAGTTGGAGACGATCATCCGGCGCTTAGTTGAACAAAACGCTTTGGGCCTGATTACAGATGAACGCTTTGTATCAATGTCGGCGGGCTATGAAAAAGAACAGGTCACCTTATCATGTAGGCTGGCCGAATTGCAGGAGCAATTGTCTGCTTCCCAAAGTGCAGTCGATTGCATGGAGAAATTTCTTTTGATTGTCCAGAAATATGTTGATATCGAATCCCTCGACCGGGGCGTGCTCAACGAGGTGATTGATCATATCGTTGTACACAGCGGGGAAGGCAAATCGCCTACCCGCAAACAGAAACTGGAGTTCCATTTTCGCTTTGCTGAGGAGGAGCCTGCAAACAGGCCGTGACCCAGCTTTTTCATGATTTCCCGATTCGCTCTTATTGCCCATAATATTTGGGTTTTGCCGGGTGCCGTTAAAACGTCCCCAGGGATGAGGGTATCAGCGGTAAAAACATCACTGACCGCCCCGCGATGAATGAGCTGATTTAATAAAATTTATTCGGGGCATGAAATCACAGGGCGATGCTGTCTTTGATTTTGAGCGCGACCATGAGCAAGCTCTTAAAAAGTCAGTCTATCAAGGCGAGAAGCCACCAGAAGAAGCGGTTTTAATCGGGACATCATCGAATCGAAGCGTGTTTATCCCCAGCGATGCCAAACACGTTTTTATTTCTATAGTTGGGGCTTGAGGCCGATATGTTTATTGCTAAAAGCATTTCACATGAATCAAATGCATCAACCGTTGAAATAATCCCAACACTGCCTGGTATGGTTATTTCGGTTAGTTTTCTACAGCCACTAAATGCTTTGGGGTAAATAGCTGTAACGCTATTGGGAATGACTACTAATGCGAATCACGGGTTAAAAAGAGCGCATGACAAACGGCCCAATATATGGTAGAATAGTGGTGATGAAAACACTATATCTAATCCAACTGTATTGCGCCGTCTGCCAAAGCTATGATA